GCTGCGATGACAGACGAAAGAGGTCTAAAAATTGCAGCTAAAGGAGTAAAAATGATTATTCCTTCTCAGCTTCAATTCACTGCTGAAAGATTGATGAAATCTGAAGGTAGAGTTGCTACAGCTGACAATGACATCAATGCAATCAGATCTATGGGAATGATTCCTCAAGGTTATAGAGTGAATAATTTCTTAACTGATCCAGATGCATTCTTCATTATCACTGACGTACCTAATGGAATGAAAATGTTCGTAAGAACACCGATTTCCACAGCTATGGAAGGTGACTTTGATACTGGAAACGTAAGATACAAAGCTAGAGAAAGATACGTATTTGGCGTATCTGACTTCAGAGGTATCTTTGGAACACCAGGCGTTTAATCATTAAATAATTAAATTAAAAGGGGGCTGTAAAGCCCCCTTTTTTTATGATAGAAAGATATAGCAACCATGAAAAACTTCCGTGTACAAATCAGAGCATATGGCTATTACGCAGACTTCGAAATGATGTCTAGCGATAACAGCGAAGCTTTTAACGATGCCCTAGTTGACAAGCTAGGAAAAAATGATATAAAATGGGAGAAAGATGGATTTAGTAGTTCATCTAAAATATGGATAACCTATGAGGAGGTTATAAATGCAAACGCAAGTAAGGGACCTTTACAAAGCGAAGAGAGGTCTAGAGACAGAATGGGCGGTGCATCAGCGTGATAATCAAAGATACACGTTGGACATGGTCAGGATTGACAAAAAAATTAGAGAAGTTGTTAATCTGATTAAGGAAGAAGAAGCTAAAATAGCTACTCTTTCTGGTAAGATTGAAGATGCTGCACCCGAAGTTTCAGTAGCTACTTAATAAAACGCTACATCGCTGAAATCGTACTTTCTTATAAGGCTCTCTTGCACTTCTTAAAAATCTACTATATATCTTAATCACTATACAATTAATTAGAACATAGACGCGGTATAGTCGACGGCCTAGAGACTATGTTCGGAAACTAGGAGGATATAATTATGGCAAATACAACGTTTAATGGTCCAGTACGTTCGGAGAACGGATTTGAATCAATAACAAAAGATGCATCAACAGGTGTAGCAACTAAGCACGCTGATCTTCACCAAAGTACAGGTGGAAACTCAGTAACTGCAGACGCTGCTAAAAAAGCCGGTGCATTATTAATCAATAGTATCGCAACAACAGGCTTTGTAATGAAAACTTACCAAGCAACTGTAACTGTAGCGAACGGAGGAACAACAGGTGATGAGGCAGCTATTGGCTACCCATCAAACTTTATACCTATGTACTGTTGCATTAGAAATAACGCAGTAACAACAAGTGGTGCAAACATCACAGATGTTGGAACAGCGGGTGATCCTAATGCATACGTAGATGGTGCTGTGTTAGCAACTTCGGCTGCGGGTACTGCTCAAATTTTTGCTTGCAATGGCGTAGCAGGAATTGGTTCAGGCGGTTCAGGTACAACAGCTGGGATTCCATTAACACCTGATGAAATCAGAGTGACAATGGTAGATCCAGGTCTAACAGGAGCTAGTATAACAGTGACATTCATCGGAATGTCCTTTACAGAAACTTTAGACTTAGCGTAATATAATACCGTGGGTGGGAAATTTTGAGACTTTTTGATCTCAATACCCACCCGCACTAACAGGAGAAAATATGTATCAAACTGATATAGCGAACACAAACGTAACTACTGAAAATAAAATTGTTATTGCGGGAAGAGCAAGAGCTTATGGTATTGTATTAAATACTACAGGAACTGGAGGAGACTTTCATTTAAGAGATGGCGGTGCTGCAGGAACTGTAAAATTTAAATACAAAACTACAGGCACAGCTTCAGGCGCATCACCTTTAGTAATTAATTTTCCACAACCAATTTTGTTTACTACAAATTTGTGTGTGGCGTTTGTAACGGAACATGTAACTGTTTGCTCTATATTTCATAGTGGCGGAAATAATACGTAGGAGGCTAAATTATGCCAAATACTACTTCAGGCACTAATGTTTTTGAGAAAACATTTTATATAGATGAGATAATTGAAGAGTCTTATAATCGAATAGGACAATTCGATATGAGCGGCTATAATCTAAAAACTGCTCGAAGATCTTTAAATATTTTATTTTCTGAATGGGGAAATAGAGGTCTTCATTATTGGGAAGTAGCAAATACAAATATCACTTTGGTAAATGGAACTAGCGAATATGTTTTGTTTAGATCCACGGGCGACGGTAATTCAAACGGCGTAACTACTACGTTATCCGCAGCCATTACTACTACATCACAAACCACAGGAATTACACTAGCTTCAAAAACAGGAATGCCAACTTCAGGTACAATTAATGTTGGTTCTGAAAATATTAGTTACACAGGATTTAATAGTTTAGAATTAACAGGAGTTGCAAGAGGCGCTAATGGAACAACAGCTGCCACTCACAGTAACGGAGCAGCCGTTACTAATTTTGTAAATGGAGCTGCAGAGATTTTAGAAATGTCTTACAGAAACTCTTCTAATGTTGATTCACCTTTAGAAAAAATATCAAGATCTCAATATCAAGCTTTATCTAATAAAACTTCTACAGGTCAGCCATCACAATATTATGTGCAAAGATTAATAGATAGAGTTATTATAAGACTATATTTAACACCTGGTTCTACTGAAAATGGAAACGTAATTAATTTTTGGTATGAACAAAGAATACAAGATTCAGGAGCTTACACAAATGCAACAAATGTTCCTTATAGATTTGTTCCATGTATGTGTGCAGGTTTAGCTTATTATTTAAGTTTAAAATATGCGCCTGAAAAAACACAAAATTTAAAACTATTATACGAGGATGAGTTGAGTAGAGCTTTAGAAGAAGATGGTTCGTCTACAAGTACGTACATTTCTCCTAAAACTTATTACCCAACAACTTAATTATGAGTAATTTATCAAAAGGAAAATACGCATTATTTATTTCAGATCGATCAGGATTAGCTTTTCCTTATCGAGAAATGGTAAGAGAATGGAATGGTGCTAGAGTTCACACTTCTGAGTTTGAACCTAAACAACCACAATTAGAGCCTAAACCTTACACTGCAGATCCTCAAGGTTTACCTCATCCAAGACCTGCTAGAGTAGAACCTGCAACTGTAGATTTTTTAAACGATAATCCTTTTACAACAATTGGGTCTTCAACTTTAGTTACGGTAGCCCAAACAAACAGCACAATGTTAACAGATGATGCTGTAAGATTTCAAGAAGTTAAAAATCCGGTTGGAGGAGTTACAACAAACACTTTACAATTAGGCACAACTTTAAATGGAGATATTACAACAACAGCCAATACAATAATTTTAAATGACTCCTCTATTTTTCCAACTTCAGGATTTGTTGTTATTGAAAAAGTTCACGCTCAAGACGGTACAATTGATGCTGGAAGAATTGAAGATGAAACTATTCAATACACAGGAGTTTCAGGAAATAGTTTAACTGGATGTGTGAGAGGAACAGCTGCACCTTTTAGAGGGGTTGTACCTCCTAATACCATAGCTAGAACTCATTCAAGTGGAGCTAAAGTTTTTGGAAGTTATAAAATTACAATGATTGAGACATCTGTGCCTTATACAGGTCAGCCAGCAACTTTACCTAGAACGGATAGTTTTACCTTTAATTTAAAATCTAACGCAACATCAACGGATACAGGAGGCGGTCTTGAAGTTTTAGTAGGACCTGTTAATGTAAGAGCATGACATACGATGAATTAAAAACAAAAATCAGAGATTATACAGAAGTTAGTTCAACAGTATTTACTGACACTATTCTGGATGGTTTTATTAATGACGCTGAATTTAGACTTTTAAGAGATGTGGATTCTGATAATAATAGATTTTACGCTACAGCTACTTTAACTGTAAATCAGAGATATGTTCAAACTCCTGATGATCTTTTAATAGTCAGATCTGCCCAAATTATAGATTCGAGTGGTGTAGGAGCAGGTACTGAAAGAGACTTCTTAGACTACAGAGACACCAATTTTATGGCAGAATATAACAAATCTGATGCTACAGGAGTTCCAAAATACTATAGCTACTGGGATGAAGAGCATTTGGTTTTTGCCCCGGTCCCTAATGCTACATACACAATTCAGTTAAATTATATCTTGAAACCCCAAGGATTATCTAGTACAAATGCTACTACATACCTGAGTCAAAAATTTCCCAACGGCTTATTGTATGCTTGCCTAGTAGAGGCATATGGATTTTTGAAAGGTCCACTTGACATGCTCCAACATTATGATAAAAAATACGTTGAAGCAGTTAAAGGATTCTCAATTGAGCAAATGGGAAGACGAAGACGGGATGAATATCAAAGTGGTGTTCCTCGAATTGGAAAACAATAAGGAGTTTTTATGGCAATAACACAAGCGGTATGTAGCAGTTTTAAAAAAGAACTTTTAGATGGAGACCACAGTTTCAAACAAACAGGTGGTGACACTTTCAAATTAGCACTTTACACAAGTTCAGCTACTTTAAATGCAAACACAGCAACCTACACAACTTCGCAAGAAGTTGGTGCTTCAGGTACTTACTCAGCAGGAGGTAAAGCATTAGTTAACACTGGAACTTCAGTAGCTTCAGCAGTAGCAATAACTAACTTTTCTAATTTATCTTTTACAGGTGTAACCATTACAGCAAGAGGTGCATTAATCTACAACACAACTATGGGATCTGGTTCTAACACAACAGACGCTGTAGTAGTTTTAGATTTTGGTAGTGATAAAACTGCAACATCAGGAACTTTTACAATTCAGTTCCCAGCATTCACAACAGCAGCAGCGATATTAAGAATATCCGGATAATAGGAGAAACCTCCTATGGCGGATAAAACTTACACAGTCACAGTCGCAACTGGAAATCTATATCCGTCAGGTTCTGGAGCAGGTAATGTTTATTATCTCGACGGTGTTCGTGATATGGATATTGTGTGGACGCAAGGTGCTACATTAAGATTTAATCAAGACGCTTCGTCAAACGATAATCATCCATTATTATTTACAAATGATTCATCAAATCCTAACTCTGGAAGAATAGAAACAGGAGTTGTTTATAATTTAGATGGATCATCAGTTCCTTATTCTGATTACGCTAGTGGAACTTTTAATTCAGCAACAACTCGATATGTAGAAATTACACCTGCAAGCGCACAAGATCTTTTTTACTATTGTTATTATCACGGAATAGGAATGGGAGGAGAACTAGATATTGTTAATGATGCATGGGGATCTTTAAGTTGGAGTACGGGTAGTTGGGGTGATCAAGATAACGCTACACCTCAAGTAACAGGAATTCCATTAACTTCAAATTTAGCTAGTGTAACTATAGACGCAACCGTAGAACAAGGTTGGAGTAGAAGATTTTGGGGATCTGATCAATGGGGCGCAGCTACAAATACTGATGCGTTTCCAAGTGGCATAGGAATGTCAGCTTCTTTAGGAAGTGTAACTATTGGATCAGAAATAAATACAGGTTGGGGTCGTTTTGGTTGGAACGAAGCATCGTGGGGAACTTTTGGAACTACTTTAGTAACAGGCATAGGAATGTCCGCAAGCCTCGGATCTGTATCAATTACGTCTCAAGTTAATACTGGATGGGGAAGAAAAACTTGGGGAGCAGAAGGTTGGAATACTAATGAAACAGAATTAAATGTAAATGTAACAGGTCAAGCTTTATCAGCAGGTTTAGGATCTGTAACTACAACGGCAGAAGTTAATACTGGTTGGGGTAGAACAGAATGGGGAGCCCAATCATGGGGATCTCCAAACGAAGCTGCATCAATTACTGGATTTGGATTATCAGCATCACTTGGTTCTGTTTCTTTAACAACAGAAGTCAATACTGGTTGGGGAAGAACTAATTGGGGTGAATTAGGTTGGGGTATACCTGGAACACTAGTCACAGGAAGTTTTGATTTAACTGCTAGTCTTGGTTCTGTAACCGCAACTGCTGAAGTTAACACTGGTTGGGGTAGAAAAGAATGGGGCCAAGGTTTATGGAATAATGATGGAAATGACAAAGCTGATTTAGTAGGATTTGGATTAACTTCAACTGTTGCTGATGTAGGAATTTCTACTGAAATTAATGTAGGTTGGGGGAGATCTACATGGGGTGCTTTAGATTGGGGTGGAATATCTGATTCGATACAAGTAGCACCTTCAGGAATAGGCATGACAGCAACCCTTGCAAGTGCTGTAGGAACACCAAATACAATAGCTTCTCCTTCAGGAATTACCTTGACAAGTACAGTTGGTAGTGTAAGTTTAACGGGAACGGGGACAGTAAGTTTAACAGGAAATGGCTTGACAATGTCCACTGGATCGCTTAATGCTTTAATCTGGGAAACCGTTGATACCGGCACAACCGCTACGTGGAGAGAGGTTGACACCGCAGCTTAAATTTAATAAAAATAAACTATAGGAATAAAATTATGGCGAATTCAACATCAAGTTTTTTAAAACTTACAGTCCAAGCAACCGGTGAAAACTCGGGAACATGGGGACAAATTACAAATACAAACTTATTAATCGTAGAACAAGCGATTGCTGGTTATGAAGCAGTTGCCCTTAATGCTACAACAGGTGCAACATTAACAGTTTCAAATGGTGCGGTTTCCAATGGAAAAAATGCAGTATTACAATTAACTGGAACTATTACAACAAACGTTAACGTAGTTGTTCCTGTAGTAGAAAAAGTTTATATCGTAGACAATGCCACTTCAGGCGCTTACTCAGTAACAGTCAAAACATCTTCAGGATCTGGAGTAGTATGGGCTGCAGCTGACAAAGGAACGAAGATGGTATATGGTGATGGTACTAACATTGTAGATACAGCTTTCACAGAATTATCTTCAGACTTCTCGCCACAACTTTCAGCTGACTTAGATACTAACGGTCAAAATATTATCATCGATAATACAAAAGCTATCTTAGACGAAAACTCTAATGAGCAAATTAAATTTGCTACAACAGGTTCAGCTGTTAACGAATTTTCAGTTACCAACGCTGCATCAAGCGGCAGTCCTGCACTTTCAGTAACAGGTGGTGACACAAACGTTGACATGACATTAACACCAAAAGGAACTGGTAGAGTTACACTTAATGGTGGTGGAAAAATTCAACAAGTAGCAGAAAAAGTAACTATAGCTGCAACAGGTACAACAGGCGTAACTAACTTTGATGTAGTTACACAATCTGTTCTTTACCATACAACAGCAGCTGCTGGTAACTTTACAGTTAACATTAGAGGCGATGGTTCTACAACTTTAAACAATATTATGGACACAGGTGAGTCAATCACAGTTGCTTTCTTAGTAACAAATACAGGCACACCATATTATCAATCAGCTTTTACAATTGACGGATCAAGTGTTACTCCAGAATATCAAGGTGGATCTGCACCTTCAGCTGGTAACGCTAACTCTGTTGACATATATACGTACACTGTAATTAAAACTGGCGATGCTGCTTTTACAGCGTTCGCAGCTCAAACACAGTTCGCGTAATAACATAGGAGGAGAAAGAGGATGCCAATTATAGGTTCAAGAGGAGCGGCTTCAATAAGAGGTTTTGGTGCCTTTGGTGGCGCAGATTTAATTTCAGCTTCAGGTGGTTCAACAGAAGATATTGGTGAGTACAGAGTTCACACTTTTACATCTAGCGGAACTTTTACAATAGATAAAATTTCAGGAGCCGTACCCGGACCCGCACAAGTAGTTGACTACGTTGTAGTCGGCGGTGGGGCTGCAGGAGGTTATGCATTTGCTGGAGGAGGCGGAGCAGGAGGATTTAGAGAATCTCATGTAGACGCAACTTCTGGTCCATACACTGCAAGTCCATTAGCATCATCTACATCAATACCTATTTCAGCATCCCCAGGATCTTACCCAATCACAGTTGGAGCCGGAGGAGGCTACACTGGACCAGCATCGGGAGGTTCCGGACAAGCTGGAGGTACTTCAACTTTTTCTACAATAAATGCATCTGGTGGCGGCGGAGGCGGCGGCACAACTTCAGGAAATCCAGGAGGATCTGGCGGAGGCGGAGGAGCCAACGGAGGATCTCCAGGAGGATCTGGAAACTCAGGAGGTTATTCACCACCTGAAGGAAATAACGGTGCAACAGGATCTCCACAAACAGGCGGTGGCGGAGGAGCTGGCGCAGCTGGAAATTCAGGTGGCTCAACTGGCTCAGGAGGCTCAGGAGTTGGAACTGAAATTTCTGCAACAGCGGGTATTCAAGGCCCAAGTGCACCATTAAGATATTTTGCTGGCGGAGGATCACCAAGTCAAAGATCATCAGGCGGCGGTGGAGTCGGTGGTGGCGGAGGAAGCCCTTATAATTTTACAACACCAGATTACCCAGGCCCTACAAACAAGGGACAACCAGGAACTGGCGGCGGTGCAAAAGGAGATTTTTATGCTAACCCACAAACTGGCGGCTCAGGAGCTGTAGTTATAAGGTATAAATATAAATAATATGATAGTTTTTGGAAAATTAGACGAAAATAATATGGTCTTAAACGTTATAGTGGTAGACAAAAAAGACACATCAGATGAAAACGGAGACGTATCAGAGTCTGTAGGTCAAACATTTTGTGAAAACCTAACTGGATGGCCAGCAGCTCAATGGGTCATAGAAGGTCATGGTAATAAAAATGCTTGTGGTGTTGGTATGGAATGGGATCCTGTTAATAAAATTTTTTGGTCAGCACAACCTTATCCATCATGGACTAAAGATATTGCAGCAGCTGAATGGGTTTCACCTGTCGGTGGACCGTCTGAATTAACTGCAGAAGAAGAAAGTCAAGGTAAACGATACCTATGGAATGAAGAAAACGGTGCATGGGAATTAGTTGATCCTGTGTAATTAATTTTACATACAACGCAATATAGTATATATGTTGTGTTTTAATACAGAAGATATAAAGAAATGAATAAAAAAATATTATCACAAACTATTTTGTTTGAAGGTGAAATTAAACTACCAAAACACCATGAAGTGGATAGATATTTAATTAAATCGGATATCTTACATTCAAAAATAAATCAAAGAACAGTTAGTCAAAACCCATATCATTTTGCATCCAGTGATTATGAGATAAATACTTCTAAACCGGTACAATTAGTAAGAGATTACGTTCATGAAAAATTACGTGTTTATTACGATTTAGGACTTGAACCTAGATTGTCTTTTGGAAATATATTTGATCCAAAACAACAATCTTTTTTTAGAAACATGATAGATCCAACAAATATAAAAGAATCACCTGATTTTGTTATGATATATGGAGTTGATGTTAAAGAGGCCTCTGTTGTTTTAGAGACACAAAATAAAAGAGGAGTGAATGAATTATCTTCATATCCAATAGAAAATAATAAATTTATAGTATTTCCTTCTTATTTAAAATTTTTTATTAATGAAAATAGTTCATTCAATACCAACATTTTTTTAACCACAACATATGTTAAATTATAAAATAGTTGATAATTTTTTACCCAAAAAAACATTTAAAGAATTAAAAAAACAAATTCTAAATCACGAGTTCCCTTGGTTTTACAATCATGAAACGGCGGGTTCTAATTCAAAAGACGGTTATTATTTTACACATGAATTTTATCGGAATAGAGCAGGTGAATCTAGACATTATAATATGATTAGACCTATTTTAAAAAAATTAAATCCTGAATTTTTATTGAGAGCAAAAGCAAATTTTTATCCACATTCTCCTGAAATACATGAACACGGTAAACACATTGATTTTTCATTTAAACATAGTGGCTTTATTATTTATGTAAATAATAATAATGGTTTTACTAGGCTACAAGACGGAACTACAATTAAAACTATAGAGAATAGAGCTTTATTTTTTGACTCCTCTATACCCCATAACAGTACGACTTGCACAAACGCAGATGGAAGAATTAACATTAATATTAATTATTTAAAATGAATCTTAATTATAAATACTGGTATTTTAAACAAGCTCTCTCACCTAAAATATGTGATGAAATTATTCAGCATGGTCTATCTAAAAAAGATAAAGAACAAGTAGCTTTTACTGGTGATGCAAAATTTAAAAGAGATTTAATTAAAAAGCCGCTAACAAAAAAAGAACTAAAAGACTTAAGAAAGATAAGAAATTCTAATATTACTTGGTTAGATGATCCATGGATATATGAGGCTATTCAACCTTTTGTTCATATGGCTAACAAAAATGCGGGTTGGAACTTTGATTGGGATTGGTCTGAGCCTTGTCAGTTTACAAGATATTCAAAAAAACAATTTTATGGTTGGCATTGTGATAGTTGGGATAGACCTTACACAGAAGAAGGCCCAACAAAAGGTAAGACAAGAAAATTATCTGTAACAGTAAGTTTGTCAGACCCTAAAGATTATCAAGGTGGTGAATTAGAATTTGATTATAGAAATAAAAATCCTAATGAAAAAAGAAATTTTGTTAAATGCACAGAGATTGCACCCAGAGGTTCAATTGTAGTTTTTCCATCTTTTATGTGGCACAGAGTATGTCCTGTAAAAAGAGGCACTCGATATTCTTTGGTAATGTGGAACTTAGGATTTCCATTTAAATGAGTTTTAAAAAAAATAAATATACAATTATTAAAAAAGCAGTATCAAAAGATTTAGCTAAATTTTTATACAACTATTTATTAATGAAAAGACAGGTAGCTAAAACTTTGTTTGATTATAAATATATTTCACCTTTCGCACAATACTTTGGAGTTTGGACAGATAAACAAGTACCAAACACTTACTCACATTATTCTGATATAGCTATGGAAACTTTGTTACTTAAATGTCAATCAGCTATGGAGAAAGTTACAAAAACTAAATTAATTCCTATGTATTCTTACACACGTATTTATAAAAAAGGTGATGAATTAAAAAGACACAAAGATAGACCAAGCTGTGAGATATCAACAACTTTGAATCTTGGTGGAGACCCATGGCCTATATATTTAAGTCCCACAGAAAACGTTGGTTTTCCTGATGGTCAAAACATTACAACTGAAAGTAATGCAAAAGGTAAAAAAATAAATCTTAAACCTGGTGATATGCTTGTTTATTCAGGTTGTGTGTTAGAGCATTGGAGAGAAAAATTTGAAGGACAAGATTGTGTACAAGTATTTTTACACTACAATGATTCTACATCACCAATAGCAAAACAATTTGATGGTCGGCCTCATCTAGGTCTTCCGGATTGGTTTAAAAGGATTTATAATGGCTAATCATCATCCTTACTGGTATTGGGAAAATCAATTAACTTTAAAAGAAATTAAAAAATTAAACAAATTAATTATGTCTAATTATGATTCTATAGAACCACAGACACATAAGGCACATGATCTGAAAGGGGTTTCAAAAAAAAATTTAGATTCTTATATAATTAATTATCAAAAAGTAAAACCCTATGTTTCAAGATTATTAGATCTTGCTTTTGAAGCAAATCGAAAATCATATGGTTATGACATATGGAAATATAGAGATACAGATACATGTCTATATAATGTTTATCCTTCAAATAAACAATCTAATTATGACTGGCATGTAGATGAGGATCCAGATCCCTACGCTGATATGAAATTTACAATGATCATTAATCTTTCTGAAAAACCTTTTGTAGGAGGAGATTTATTTTTACAAAAGGGGGATGAAATTGAGGTTAAAGAATTAAAAAAACCCGGAACATTTATTATTTTTAAATCTTACACTAGACATATGGTAACTCCTGTTACACAAGGAGAAAGAAGAAATTTAGTTTTATTCTTAACAGGACCAAATTTTAAATGAACTACAGATTTTATTATTCAGGACCTTTAATATTTGAATCACGTCTAACAGATGAAGAGATACGTAAGTTAATCGATCTGTGTAAAAAAGATAAAAAACAAGTATGGAATCAAGAATTAGCTGGACTTATTAAACAAGAATATAGAATAGAAGATCAGGTAGCTTTAAAAAAAATATTAGATCCACATTTAGTTTCTTTTAAACAAGCTTATCAAAATTGGTATGACAAAAGTTTTAAAGACATATCTATTTCAGAAGGATGGGTTAATTTTATGAAAGCTAATGAGTCTAATCCAATACATGTACATAATCGTTGTGATTTTTCTTCTGTGATTTATTTAAATTTTCCTAAAAATCTTAAAAAAGAAAGAGACAATATAGTGACGAGCGGTTCAAAACCTGGAGATATAAACTTTTTAATAAACGCTCAAACCACACCTTTTTTTATTAATATGAGAACATTTAATCCACAAGTGGGAGATTTTTTAATGTTCCCTGCGAAGTTACCTCATATTGTTAATAGTTTTAAAAGTAAAGGAGAAAGAATTAGCGTAGCTATAAACTTTAAGATTAGTACTTGATGAAATTATTAGAATTTAAAAATGAAGGTCAAAACAATCCATTAGCTCCAGTATGGAAATATTTTATATTTGAGGCATCTATTGAAAATATAGATTTAAAAAATCTATCTAAATATTTACTTAAAAAAGAAAAAGATATATTAAAATTAAAAATATCTAATGATGGGTATACTGGATTAAAAAACCATACAACTACAAGACATAAAGAATATAATCTTTTCAATTTTAAACACAAAGAAATAGATAAATTAAAAAAACAAATAATTAAAAATCATAATAAATTTATACAGGCTTTAGGATTAGAGCTGCCTAAAACTTTATATGGTAAATGCTGGTATAATATTATGGATAAAAACGAAGCCATAAAAGCTCATGCTCATGCTTGGGATCCAGATACTTATTTAGGTGGACACTTTTGTGTTCAATGTAATAATACATCTACTTATTACATAAATATAATAAATCAATTATGCGATCCAAACGCTTATCAAAGTAAAAACGAAGGAGGTAAACTGACTTTGTTTCAAAATTTTATTCCACATTATACAGATAAACACAAAGGTGATATTAAGAGAATTACAATTGCTTTTGATTTAGCATTAGTAAGAGTTACTGATAGATATACTATTTTATATGAACATAGTTGATAGGTTTTCAAAAAATTTAACCGCTATAGAATATCCAAAAGAAAAAACTTCTTGGAATATTGGCGGCATATTAAAAGGCAAGAATGCTTTTTATAAGTTTGATGTAAGAGGAATAGTTAAAGAGTCCGAAGACAGAGGCTATAAAACAGGTCGTTTAAATTCAAAGGCAGACAAGATGGTTTTCGAATTTAAAGACAAATGGATTATACTGGATATGGAAGAGTTGAATAATCATGTAAAAAAGAATAAATTAAAAAATTTAGAGTTGAGTAATTTAATAAAAAGTTTAGAATGGACCATAAAAATATCGAAAGGAAATAAAGATGAAAATAGACACGCCGTTTAAATTAGAGTTTTTAACATTAAAAACAAATAATTTTAAAGATAAAAAGAAAGCTATTTTACAAGAGCTTAAAAAATACCCTGAAAAAAGGTTTCATAATTTTTTTAGTAATAGAGATAAAACAGGGTTAGCTGATGTAGTCGCTAATATTTTTCAAGAAGAGTTTTTACAAATATCCGAACATTATAAAAGCAATATAGATTTATATAGTGCTTGGTCAGCAACATATGGTAAAGGTGATTATCATGTTCCACATAATCATGGCTCTACAGGTTATTGTGGTATTTTATATTTAAACATGCAAAAAAAATCTCCCACAACTTGTTATATGCAACCTTGGAATTGTGACAGAGATAGAAGTATTATATACGAACCTAAAGCAGAGGTGGGTGATATAGTTATCGTGCCACAATTTATTGTGCATTTTACTAGACCTAATCCTCTACCTTTTAAAAAAAGAATTATATCCTTTGATTTTAGACTTCAATAAAACAAAATTTTAAAGTATAGTGGGGAAATATGGCATTAAAAAAAGTAAGATTCCAACCAGGTTTTGATAAACAAGGGACTCCCGCAGCTTCTCCAGGTAAATGGATAGATGGAGACTTTGTTAGATTTAGGTATGGTATCCCTGAAAAGACTGGTGGTTGGCAACAATTAACTAACGATCAACATACTTTACCAGGTGTAGCAAGAGCCCAACATACTTGGACATCTTTGGCTGGAGAAAAATACGCTGCCATTGGAACATCTCAAGGTTTATTTTTATACTATGGTGGAGCTTTCTATGACATTAGTCCACTAGATAGTGCCTTATCAGGCACAGGAACTTTTACTACGTCAGCTGCAGCTGCAGCTACGGTAACTATAAATTTTACAGGTCATGGATTAGAACCAGGTCGATACATTGTTTTAAGTTCTGTATCTATAGGAGCCAACACTACTTTAGGAGCAAGTGATTTTACCACTCATCCGTTTGAAGTTTTAACTACAACAACTAACTCTTTTACAATTAGTTTAACTAATCCTGCTGCTGGTGTTACAACAACAGAAAACAACGGAACAGGAATGAGCGCCGGTGGATCTGTAACCGTAACTCCATATACTGAAGTAGGACCTACCGTTCAAACTCTTGGTTATGGTTGGGGCACATATCTTTGGGGTAACTCAACTTGGGGTACAGAACGAGCAACTTCTAATGTAACACTTGAACCAGGTAATTGGTCATTAGATAATTTTGGAGAAACTTTAATAGCAACTATTGCTAATGGCAAATCTTTTACTTGGGACGCTGGAGCAACTAATGCTCGTACTATAAGATCAGCTTTAATGAGCGGAGCACCAACAGCTTCAAGATTAACTATTGTTTCTGAAACAGACAGACACTTATTTCATTTAGGAACTGAAACTACAATTGGTAACGTCGCTACTCAAGACCCGATGTTTATTAGATTTTCAGATCAAGAGTCTACGTCTGTATATGCACCCACAGCTACAAACACCGCTGGAACATTTCAATTAGATCAAGGCAATAAGATTGTAGCAGCAGTTCAAGGTAAAGACTATATTTTAATATTAACTGATCAAGCTGCTTATGTTGCACAATTTGTAGGTCCACCTTTTACATTTAGTATTAGACAAGTAGGAACTAACTGCGGTTGTCTTGGACAACATGCTGTATCTTTTGCACAGGGGGCTGTGTTTTGGATGGGGACTACGGGTGGTTTCTTTCAATACGATGGTACTGTAAAACAATTACCTTGTTTGGTTGAAGATTTTGTATTTACTACAGGTGATGGAAACTTAGGTTTAAATTTTGATGCGAGTGAAGTTGTTTACTCAGGTCATAATAGTTTATACACAGAGGTTAATTGGTTCTATCCTAAATCAGGATCTCTACAAGTAGATCGGGTTGTTACTTATAATTATGGTGAAGCAAGCTGGTATACAGGATCTTTAGATAGAACAACGTATCAAGATGGCGATGTCTTTACTGAACCTTATGCAACTAATTATGTAGCTAAAGGTCAAAGCGGAACTAATGATCCATCAGATGTTCCATTATTTCCTATATCTGGAATTACTGACACTTACGGAGCAACTGTTTACTATTGTCATGAAAAAGGCACAGATCAAATTAATAGCACTGGTACAAGTGCCATAGCTGCATTTATTAGATCATCAGATTTTGATATTGATGATGGTGAATTTTTAATGTCTATGAGAAGGTTTATTCCTGACTATAAACAAATAGTTGGTAATTCAAAGATTTCATTATTCATTAGTGACTTCCCTTCTGAAACTCAAACTGTTTCACCGTTAGGACCATTTACAGTTACAAGCACCACAACAAAAATAGATACTCGAGCAAGAGGTAGATTGCTTAGTGTAAAAATAGAAAACGAATCAGTTGGTGAGACATGGCGATATGGATCTCTTAGACTTGATGCACAACCAGATGGAAGGAGATAACAATGCCACTAACACCTAAAGGTAAAAAAATTATGAAGTCTATGAAAAAACAATACGGCAAGAAAAAAGCAGAACAAGTTTTTTACGCTTCTAAGAACAAAGGTAAAATTAAAAGAGTAGATAAGAAGAAAGCATAATGCCTAAAATTACAGCTTACATACCGGAGCCCTCTGCGGAATATAATCCACAAAATCAAAGACAAATTGTAGAGTCCTTGACAACAATGAAACAACAGCTTAATACTACATTTCTAAAAGAACAAAAAGAAGAACTAGAAAGGTTTAATTTTTTTAATGGCTAATATTTATTTAAATGCAAAAGTAGATTTAACTACTACAAATCTAACAACTTTGTATACGTGTCCTTCTAATTCTAGAGCCATTGTAAAATCTTTATTAGTTACAGAAGATGCAAACTCAGGAACAGAAATTAATATTACATTGGTCGACGCTTCCTCAAATATCTTTAACATCGTTAAAGATAAAACTATATCAGCCAAAGCTACAGAACAAATTCTTACAGAACCCTTAATTATGATGGAGGGCGAAATTTTAAAAGTTCAAGCAACTCAAGCAAATGAGTTATTTGCAATAGCGTCAATATTAGAAATGAATAGAGATGATAACTAAAGTTAAATGTGAGACTGTTTATACTTGGCGTAACAAGAAAACAGGAGAAGTTTTTAAAGAAGAGAAAGAAGGACCGGATATTGTAAAAGATTGTACAGTAAAGGTAGATCCAAAAGGATTAGAAATTATACAGAAAGTAATGAATCAAAAAAATGATGAACCAAAATCCTAAAGGTGGGACTGAACTACAACTAGAATATTTATCTAAATATGTTGATAAAGATCTACTAGATAAAGTACAGATTACAACTTCTGTGCCAGAAAAAATTCCTTTACATCCAACAAAACCGAATGTCTTATGGCAAAAAAATTCTTGGGATCAACCAAATATTTTCCCCTGGTTTAAAGATCCCAAGAACCTTAATAAATATGACCTATATGTATTTAATTCTCACTGGAACTTTGAACAGTTTCGTAAAGTATTTAAGATACCATTAGATAGATGCACTATAATTAAAAATGGTATTGATGAAATACCTATGAGAAAGCCTTATCAAAAAGGAGAACCTATAAAACTTATTCATCATTGCACACCCTGGAGAGGACTATCTGTATTACTTGGCGCTATGCAGCTTGTAAAAAGTAATTTAACCCTAGATGTGTATTCTAGTTGTGAGGTATATGGAAAAGACTTTGCAGAAAAAAATGATCCTCAATATCAAAATTTATATGATCAAGCTAAACAATTAAAGAACGTAAACTATATAGGCTATAAACCAAATAGTTATATCAAAGAACATTTACAAGATTATCATATGTTTGTTTATCCAAGTATCTGGGAAGAAACGTCATGCATCTCGGCCATCGAATCAATGGCTGCGGGTCTTTACTGTATACTCACGGACTTCGGAGCCCTCTATGAAACGTGTGCAGAATACGCTTTGTATATTCCTTATGATAATAACTACAGAGCTTTGTCTCAAAAATTTGCTTATGCTATTGATGCGGTCGTACCTACTTTATCTGACCCTTCCTTACACGAACATTTAATGTTACAATCAGAATACGCAAGAAAGTATTATGGTTGGTCTAAGCAATCTATCAACTGGAAAAGAACATTGGAAGGATTACTAAATGGAAAATAATGAACCGATATGGTTTGGCGAAGGCGTTGAAACTATAGACTTAACCAACAAAGCTACCATGGTAAATCCTAAGTATAAAATTATGGTATGTACGCCTATGCACAGTGGGGCAAGTATTCACTACGTTCAATCTATGCTTAAATTTCAACAGGCCTGTATTATGAAAAACATTGTAGTTAGTTTTACTTTACTTAAATCATCTCTTGTTCAACAAGGAAGAAATTTATGTGTAGCTGATTTCATAACTCACAAAGATAATTACACCCACCTTTTATTTATAGACTCAGATATTGATTTTCAACACAAAACTATCTTTACGATGTTAGAAAAAGACAAGGATATTATAGCTTGTCCCTATCCTATGAAGTTTCTAGATTGGGATAAAATATTTAGAAAGCTTCAGAAACATGGAGCTAAGGATTCGGATCATATATCTAAATTAGGTTTTACTTTTCCTATAAAAATGAAAGATCCTAAGAAGTTTAATGTAGAGGAAGGGTTAGTAGAAGTTACACACGCTCCTACTGGATGTATGTTAATTAAAAGAAGTGTTATTGAAAAGATGATAAAGGCTCATCCAGAACTAGAGATCTATCAACCTACTTTTATCAACGGTAAAGAAACTAAAAAGCCTAATATGTATAACTTATTTGAGTGTTTACACGATCCTAAAACTAAAAGATACTTTGGAGAAGACTTTGGTTTCTGTCAAAGATGGTTAGAAATGGGCGGTAAAACTTATCTTTATGTCTTAGATTACATTACCCATGTGGGAGATCATCAATATTGTGGGCGTTTTTGGGATGAACTAACAGACCTTAAAACAGTTGACCCTGTTAAAAAAATCAAATAAAGTCATATATTACAGGATTCTGCGCCTGCCTAACAATAAATTTAACGGAAATTATGGCTATATCAAGATCACAGATGCAAAGACAATTACAGAATCGGGGAGGAATTACAAACCTTTCACCTAGACAAAACTTTGGTTTAGGTAGTTCTCTTAAAAAATTTGCACGTAAAATTATACCTAACGAAGTTTCAAAAATAGCTTCAACAGCAGCTCCTTTTGTTGCACCATTTAACCCTGCTCTTGCAGCAGGTATGGCAGGTATAGGATCCTTTGATCAATCAGGTAGTATAAGTGATGCATTAAAAAGAGGTGCATTAACTTATGGAGGTGGTCAAGCAGCTAGATACATTGGTGGTGCAGACTTTCAAGCATTACCTGGAACACAAGATTTTGGTGGGTTAAGTGGATTTACATCATTCTCAAGTCCAATAGGTGATCAAACTGGTTTAGGTAAATTCTTTTCTGATCGTAGAATGCCGAACACAGAGATTGCAGAAATTTCAGAAGTAGCTGAAACTGGACCTAAAACATTTAGAGAATCAATGGCTGACATTAATTTACAAAGAGGACAAGCATCAGCAATTACTCCTGAATATGGTGATATGCTTCCTAACGTGTACGAGACAGCAAGTAACGTAGGTCCAACTATAGATGTTATTAAAGCAGAAACTATAACTAAAGATCCAAGTTTTGTATCAAGCGTACTTAATAAATTCCAAAACCAAGATTACAAAGGTGTTGGTGGTGAAGTTTTAAATGCTGCTAAAAAAGTTGGTAAAGCTGTTTTTTACGACAAAGATGGAAACTTAGATAAGCCTGTAGTTTTAGGAACAGCAGCATTTGCATTATCTTTTGCTGAAGCAAAACAAATTGCTAACGAAGCAGGCATTCCAGATTACACAGAAGCACAATATGATGAAGATCAAAAAGCAGAAAAACAAGCTGAGTATGCAACTTATTTAACTAATTTCTTTGGTGGTCAAAAAGATGGTGGCAGAATAGGTTATTCTGAAGGAACTAACAATAGTGATAGAAGAATTAAAAATCTTAAAGCGTCTGAAGCTATGGAAGGAAAGTTTAGTTTTACATTAGATGATTTAAAAGATGAGGGTTTTGAAATAGATCCAGACACAGTTTTAGTAATGATAGAAGGACCTAATGGAGTTAAGATTAAAGAAGTTCTTAAGTCAGAAGCATTAAGAGACAATTTAAAAATAGTTTCTGATACTGGTGACTTTCCAGAAGACAGAAAAGATGGTGGCAGAATAGGTTTTGATAATGGTGGTATTGATATGATAGCTTTAGAAGAAAACGTCATGAAATATCCTGAGATGGTAGATGAGATTACAAACATCGAACCTGGTGTAGCAGAAGCTGGTGAACCTGTTTCACCTGAATCAACAATTTTTATGAAGTTTGATAAAGAAAAAGAAGAAGCAGATATGTTACAAGAAATATTAAGAGAGTTAGAAGCTGACGGTGGCAGAATAGGTTATGATCAAGGTGGAAGAAGTGGTGTTATAGGAAAAATAGCAGATTTCTTTTTTGATGAAGAGGGTAATTATTCTAAAGCATTACAAAGAGCAAAATTTGAATTTAGTAAATTTGTTTCTGGTATGGGAACTGATTTAGATACAGGAGCCGAGTGGTATAATAAATTAGAACCAGAAGAACAAAAAGCAATTATAGAAGAGAAAATAAATTATAGACAACGAACAGATGATGTTCCTGTTTATGACGAGAGATATGCTGGAACAAGAGGCATAGGAGGTAATTATGCTGACGGTGGCAGAATAGGTTTAATGTCAGGATCAGGTGGTAAAAAAAAATACGGCCAAGGCATTGAATCAGCTGTTAAACAAATAGACCCTTTGCAAGGAGGACTTGATGAATTAAAAATGGGTGGCGGTGGTGGCTTACCTTTAGCCTTTACAAGATTAGAAAAATCTTTCTTATTTAAAAATTTAGCTAAATTAGGTGGAGCAGACAGATCTTTTACAATGCCTCAACTATATAGAATATTAAGTAATCCAAGTAAGTTTCCTAAAGACTCTGCAGCATTAAAAGCTTTTTTAAAAATAAAAGGTTTTTCTAAAGGTGGAGATGTAGGATCTGTAAATGAAATACCAGTTAGAACAAATGAAGCAGGAGTCAAAGAATTAGATTATAGACAATCAGGTGGCTTTGTACCTGTAGGAGTTAAAGAAAAAGCAGATGATGTCCCAGCGATGTTATCTAAAAATGAGTTTGTATTAACAGCTGATGCCGTTAGAGGCATAGGCGGAGGCAGTGTTGAAAAAGGCTCAGAAAAGTTATACAACGTAATGAAACAAGCAGAACAGGTAGGTAAAGCATAATGGCAACAACATACGAAACATTGAGTAGACGAGCACCCTTTTTAGAAGCAGCTCAAGAAAATTATGTAGATTTATTAACACAACAAGTAGGCAGAGCACCAGGCACAGCCGGTGTTCCAACATTAGCTGAATTAGGTCCACAAGTTGCTGGACAAAATGTTTTAACTCAACAAGCACAACAAGCGGCAGCCACTCAAGCAGGCTTAGGTCAATTATCATTTGGTCCTGAAGGACAACTGACAGGAGCTGGAACTGGTACAGGTGTTGCTGGCTTTCAACCATTCTTAGATCAAGCTGCAGCTTATTCTGGCCCACAAGCTTTTCAAGCTTTTATGTCTCCGTATCAACAACAAGTTATTGATACAACACTACAAGAGTTTGATGTTCAAGCAGCTAAAGGTATACCCGCAATTCAAGCACAAGCGATTGGTGCTGGAGCATTTGGTGGTGGTAGAGAAGGTGTTGCATTAGCAGAGTATCAAACAACATCAGATAGAAACAGAGCAGCATTACTAGCTCAATTAACACAACAAGGTTTTAGTCAAGCACAACAATTAGCGGGTCAAGCTTTTGATCAACAAAGAGGTTTAGCATCTTTGCAACCATCTTTAGTTGCAGCTAACGTTCAACAATTAGGTGGTGCAGGTACAGCTAGTTTAGGATTCAACCAAGCTTTATTAGATGCAGCACAACAAAGAGCACAATTAGCTTATCAAGAACCAGTTAGTAGATTAAATGTTTTAGGTACAGGATTAGCATCACAAGCAGGTGGTATACCAATATCTACACAAACTACACAACCAGGTGCAGGTGGCGGAGTTGGACCATTATCACAAGCTCTTCAAACAGGATTAACTGCTTATGGTCTAGGTAGTATCTTTGGAGGTAAATAATGATTTTAAAAAGACCTTCTTTTAGACGTGGTGGTAACGCAGGTATAGCCTCTTTAAGAACTGGATTTTCTAATGGAAACCCAAGATTTGTTAATTTAGGTGGCGCTACAAAAATTCCTTCAGGTAGTCCAATAGGAACTAAAACAGTGCCTTTGCAAACTGTTGCTAACAATCCTTTTGAAGTAGGTCAAATGCGAGGACAAAATATTATAAACAAAGCAAAACAATTTGTTGGTAGATATATACCTAAAACTCCTTCAGGAATAATGAAAGCAATAGGTACAGCAAGAGTCTTAGCTCCAGGTGTAACTAATCCATATTTCTTAGCGGGCGCAGCTACGGTGGGTCCATATGCAGCCTCGGTCTATCAATTAAACGAAGCTAGAAAAAGAGGAGAGTTATTAGATCCTGTATCTAATCCTTATGAAACAGAGTTTGGAGTTCTTACTCAAGAAGATTTACAAAACCCTAATTTTTACGGTGCAGCTCCAAAAGAAGATATTAAAACAACATTAACAGAAGAAATTATAAAAGAAAAACCTGAAGAATCTATTTTAAATCCTGCAGGACAAAAAGCTGTATTCGGAGATACAGGAGATCCTAAAGAAAAACCAGCTAGAAGCACCAAATCAGCAGGAGAAAAAAGTTATGAAACAGCTTATGATGCTGAAATTAAAAAACTAGAAAAAATATTAGGCAAAACAGATTACAAAGGTGAAGTAGCTATTGCGTTATCAGATGCTATCGGCACACCTGGATCTATAGCTGACAAAGCAAGTGTTCTTAATAAAACATTATTAAACATCAT